CTTGAACCTTGTCCTATTGGCTCGCTCGAAGATATATAATCGCAAATACGTTCATTATCTGGGATGAAAGTAGAATCTTTAAAAGTTTTAGTTTGGTTCATTCTGTGCCTTCTTTCTTTTGGCTATGATTTCTATGTGCTGTAGTTCGGGGTCTTGCTCGCCCCTGGGAATATAAACTTTGTTGAAACTCATGGACAAACCATTTTCGATGGTCGATTTCCAGTTAATGTCTTTAATTCTCTTTCGTTTCATCTTTTTCCAAGTGTCTTCTGTAGACCAGTATTGAAAAAACATCTTTTCAAGGCTCTTTTGGATATGAACGCTTGGATACCAAGCCTTCTTTTCAGCTATCCAATCCCAATTATCATGGTAAAGCGTAAAAGCAGCATCACATTGTTGCTTATATATATTATAATCCGTCTTCCAAGTAGTTTCTGACACCAAAGGAGATATAGTTTGTTTACTAGTATTATTACTAGTATAATTATTATTATTATTACTAGTATCTTCTAGAGTATTATTACTAGTATTACTAGTATCTTCTAGAGTATTAGTATTATTTATATTAATAATATTATTATTATTGTCGGATATATCGTTGTAACGCTCTGTAACGCTACGTAACGTATTGTCGGATAAATCGTTGCAACTATGTAACGCCGATGTAACGCTATGTAACGTTACTGTAACGCCTGTAACGTTACACCCTCTATTTTTATCCCTATGTTTTCGTACTCTTTCACGAGTTTTCTCTCTTCGTACTCTTTCACGAGTTTTCTCTCTTTGTAAGTCATTAGTAATTCTATATTTATCATGGTTGAGTATTAACCATCCACCCTCTATTTTTTTAATGCGTCTACCATCGTGTTCTTGTGTCCTAGAATCATCATCTGGACCCTCTAAACATGCTAGCGCAATGTCGAAATCATTACATGTAACGTTACTGTAACGCTTCAGCCCACTCTTTGAAGATGATACAAAACCGTCGCAATCTTGTAATGCTAATAATGTAATCCAAACAACCCTCGTTGCTAATGGTTCATTCCATAACGATGAATTAATTATACCAGGATCTAATAAAGGCATATAACCTCATAATAAAAAGTGATTCGCTCCTGATGGAACCTGACAAGATACATCAAGATTTAAAGGATGACCTACGAATCACAGTTATTTTTATATTTAGGAATTTGTCAGATTCATAATAAATATAATTAAAACAAAAATAAAACACAACACTATTTTAATTAAAATTAGTCAATTTAACTAACAATGTTTGCATTATTCAAAAAATATAGTATATTATATACATGATAACTAAGGCCAAAACAACGAAAGGCTTCATATGACACCACGAAAAGATCCAAAAGATTTTAAAAAAAACGGGGCCCCTACTAAATATAAGCCAGAATACGATAAAAAAATATTGGATTATTTTAATGGCTATATCAACAAAATATCAAACAAATCGGTAGACCAACTAAAACAAATTACACAGCCATTCCCTTCCTTCGATGACTTTGCCGCATCTATAGGAGTGTCCGAAGAAATTATTTTTGACTGGGAAAAAAGGTATCCAAGCTTCCGACTTTCCTACAAAAGATCTCAACAACTAATTAAACGGTTTTTCGTAATTATGGGAACATCAGGGGTTTACCATCCTGTCTTCGCTATCTTTACAGCCAAAAATATGACAGATATGAGGGACAATATCGATCTAACAAGCAAGGGGCTGGCTATTGCTCCTAGTTTTGTGCTTTCCGACAATGCTAGACGTAAGGGCGTCAAGGCTTCCTAAAAGTAAATTAAACTCGTTAAGTAAAAAAGCCATTTAGGGGATTGACATAACTAAAATAATCTGACCAAATAATCAATGACTTACGCTTCCAGGGCTTTACCGGTGATAAAGAAATGTCGCATAAAAAATATTATGTAAACTTAATCGATTAACAGGCAATTTTTACCTACCTAATTATTTAAAACGTGTAATATAATATGGTTGAAATTGACACCATGTACCCCACTAGCCCCCCATACTTCGGGTGGAGGTGGGGGCGTTTTTTTGCGCACGCGAAAAGGAACCCTCTCCCGCAATTTTTAAAAAACCATTCCTTTACAAATAGGGACTTAATTGCAAATAGGAGTTTAGTTGGATATAGGGGTTTAGTTGGATATAAGAATGGAGTTATGTTATGGGTTTAGTTTATAATCAGTGGTTATTTTTGAAGAATGTTGCCAAGTTGATTAGTTATGGTGATAGTATTGGGATGGTTATGACGGGTGGTGAGTTGTATAGGACTAAGGAGCAGCAGGAGTGGTATGTTAGTAGTGGTAGGAGTTGGACTGTAGCTGGGATGCATATGAAGAGGTTAGCTATAGATTTTAATATATTTGTTAATAATGTGTTGACTTGGGACAAGGGTGTGATATGTGTTTTGGGTGTATATTGGGAGGGTTTGGATGTTAGGAATAGGTGGGGTGGTAATTTTAGTACTATAGATGTGGATCATTTTGAGATGTATATTAAGTAGGATATGGGGGTATGTTATGTTACGTCGAGGTCTTAGTATAGGTAAGAAGAGGGTTGAGTGTGAGGATTATGTTAATAGTTTTAAGCCTTTGGGTTATGGTAGTATGGGGAAGTTATTTAGGTTATGTGATGAGGATGATTTGAGGTATGATGTTAAGGGGATATGTTGTGAGGATTATGATAGTAGTTATAGTGTGGGTAGTAAGGTAGTTAGGCGATGAAGAGGGGATTGCGTAAGTATATTAAGTTAGATGTTGCCATGTTTGTTGAGACTAAGAAGAGGATAGGTGGTGTGGAGTTATTGGGTGATGGTAGGTTGAGGGTTATTATGGATGAGAGGGATAGAAAGCAGAACATAGTGAAGTATCCTTTAGTTTTTAGTGCTGATGATATTTACGGGTTAGCTGTAGATAAGTTTAAGAAGTTTTTGTATGAATAAACAGGTTGTTTTTTTTTAATTTATATTGTATATTTATACATATGAAGCATGAGCATAAGTGCCGGCCTAATAATTTTTGTATATCTCCTTGGATGGAGCGTATTCTTTTGAGGATATCAGAGGATGCGGGGAAGAATAGGAATGGCCAGATAACTAAGTCTCATGGGTTACAGGTTTTAATATTGCAGTATGCTAGGGATATTCAGAAGATAGACACTTCACAGTTTTATGATATTAAGCATTGATTCTATGGAATGGTATAGGGTACGGTGGATGAAAAGCTTAAATGAATAAAAAAGCCAGAGCTCTAAAGAGGTGGCAAGACAAGAAGAAGATTAAGACTGAATTAGAGCAAAAAATTGTTATTAAGATGCAGCCAGGTCCTCAAGAACAAATAGGTTCTTGTCCTGCTGATATAGCTTTTTTTGGTGGCGCAGCCTATGGTGGTAAATCGTATTACTTGTTGTGTGAATCTGCTCGTTGTATTGATTTGGACGGATATAGAGCTGTTATATTTAGGAGAACTACTCCTCAGATAACAGCGGGTGGAGGTTTATGGGATACTGCATCTAAGATCTATCCTCATTTGTTAGGTAAACCAGATTATAGCCATTTGTTATATAAGTTTCCTGCAGGTGCTCAAATTAAATTCTCACATTTAGAAAATGAAGTTAATATTTATGATCATCAAGGAGCTCAGTATAGCTTCATTGGGTTTGATGAATTAACTCATTTTAGTAGAAAAATGTTCTTTTATTTATTAACACGTAATAGAAATCCAGCCGGATTTGATGGCGTAATACCTTATTGTAGAGCTACTATGAACCCAGATGCAGATTCATGGATACGGGAGTTTATCGATTGGTGGATAGATCCTATTACAGGCTATGCAATACCTGAAAGATCAGGAGTGGTTAAATATTTTACCATACGGAATGACATCATCGAATGGGTCGATGAATCATGGAAAGATGATGATGGAAATGGACCTAAAAGTTTTACATTCATACCAAGTTATATTGAAAATAACCCTATTGGATTAATATCAGATCCTACTTATAGAAGTAACTTACTATCACAAGATATGGTAACTAAAGAAAGACTTCTAAAAGGTAATTGGAATATAACTACCAAAGGGGGAATGTTTAACCCTACATGGTTCAATGTGGTAGAAGAACCACCACAAGGAATTAGACTACTTAGATATTGGGATAGAGCGGCTACAATAGCTAAGAAAGAAGGAGACGACCCCGACTGGACCGCTGGATCTTTATGCGGATTCTATGGTGGAGATTTCTATATAATAGATATAAAACATTTCAGAGGAACACCAGGCGAGAATCACAAAATCTCAAGACAAACAGCGGAGTTAGACGGATACGAAGTAGAAATAGGAGTAGAACAAGAACCAGGAAGCGCAGGGGTAGAAGCAGCACATTATTATATGACTGACGTTTTTAAAGGATTCATTGTCCATATAGATAAAACAGTAATTCATAAGGAAGAAAGAGCAAAGCCCTGGGCAAAATTGGCAGAACAAGGACATGTCTTCATAGTAAAAGATGAATGGAATAGAAAATTTATGGCCGAATGCGGAAGCTTCCCATTCGGAAAAAAAGATATGGTAGACTCAGTCTCAGGAGCCTATAAATTATTGTCACAAATTATAAAGGTATACCCAAAAGAACTCCCCGATCTAGTGGAAATGACTATCGAATGGAATAAAATTAACTCATATAACTCATTCCACTACGGCTCTATAGTACAACAAAAAGACCTAAGCATATGGTGCCTCGCCGCACTATGGAATAACGTCAAAATGCAACTGTACATCTACGATGCATGGAGCCTTGGGCAAGCAATAGCATCACAAATAGCCGTAATTTTTAAAACAAAAATGAATCTGAATAAATATTCATGCGAAAAAATACTATGCAACGATATCATGGATAACGATACCGAATACGTCAAAAGCGTTAGAAGATTAATAAATAAGGAACTAAAAGAACTTAAAGTAGAAACTAACGTGAAAGAAGCTATACACTACGAAGCATACGGAGCCATAAACGCCACAAATCAACTACTATCCCAAAACAAAATATTCTTCTCAATAAGATGCAAAGACGTTGTAAGACAAATGGCACAATGGAAAATAGTAGACAATAAACCAACTAAAATAGATTGCGGATACTGCGAAGCACTAGGCCTCATAATAACAGAACTCAAAAAGAAACAAATCCTTGAAAGAGCCTTAATCAAACAACCAGATTACGTAAGAAAAGAAATACTAGATAAAGCTATCGAAAAAGATAAAGAACTAAGAAAGGCAGGAGTCAATGGGTAAAGGCATGCCATCAGCACGAGGAATGGAATGGAAAGGAAGAGAATCAAAAGAATCAAGAGAAAATTGGTACAAAAATTACGATAGAATATCCGGCAAAAAAAAGGATGAAAATGATAATGATAACGACGACAACACCAATAAATAAACGAATAGAATTCGCAGACATCCCAGGACAAGTAAGCCACTATAGAGTATTGCTACCAGATGAATCAAATAGATTGGTAGGATATGTATTAATAACACACGAAGGCAACGAAGCTATAATTTGGAATATCTATGTAGAACCAAAATATAGGAAAAAAGGTCTAGCTTCATATCTTATTAGTGCGATCAAATCAAGGTTTAATTATATTATTACTAGCTATACCTCGGAACACGGGAAAAGACTTTGTATAAAAAATGGATTTTCCTACGACGAAAAAACAAACTTCCTTGAATGGAATAAAAATGAGAGCGCTAGTAGTTGATGATAATAAAAATTCTGCAATTATAATATCAGATATTTTACATAGAATATGCGGAAATACCGGATCAACTATTATAGATGTAGCCTACTCATTCAAAGAAGCTTTAACTTATAAGAATAATTATTACGATGCATTAATAATAGACAAATATCTGGAAGAAGGAAAAACTGGAGACGAATTTGTTAAAGAATATAAGGAAATACACAAAGATTGCGATATAACAATATTTACTGCAAATGAAAATAAACTACCAATAGAAGAAAGATTATTAAACAAAACAATAGGTATAGAAGACCTCAAAAAACACCTTGAGTCTGTAGTCAAGTCAATAAAAGAGAAGGATTCTATGCAGAATGCTGACGTAAATGATATAACAAATAAAATAGAAGATAATCTACTCGATAAAGTATACGCCCACGTATGTTCTAAGGAATGTAAATCTATGTTCGATGATAGATATGTAATGAAAGTAGACTTTGCAAAATATATAGACGACCAACATAAAGAACAAAAATCAAATAGAAAATGGCTCATTACTACATGCATATCAATCGCCATATTTACCGTAGGCCACTTTTTACTTAGTATAGAACAAAGAGTCAAATATCAAGAAAATGTTAATTCTATAGGCGTACGAAGCTCTGCAATAGAACAAAGACTGTGTACCGTAGAAAATACAATATCAAGCCAAAACACCTCGCTGGCACTCATTACACAACAACTAGAATATTTAAGGGGAATAATAAATAAGGCATTCCAAAAATGAAAGTATTCGATACTACTAAATTACAATCAATGGACTTGTTTATTACTACTGACTATTTGCCACAATCAGCTATTATTAAAAGAGCACAAGGTGCTAAAATGTTTAGCGACGCAGGAACCCACGTATTTTTCTATATAATGGACACCACAGGACTATGCTGGAATATAGGAATGGGCAAACCAGAAACAATATATTTTAAATTAAAAACAGGACTCGAAATTAAAACCCTAAACTATTCTATAAATAATGCACCTTATAGTACTAAAATTGTCAAAGTTATTCGTCATCCTTGTTGGAATAACGAATCAGCCCGACTGGAAGCAAGCAAATTTCTTATATATGCGGCACAATCAAAACAATGGAATTTATACTCAAAAAACAAAGTATGGATTAAATACGATTGGGCAGGCTTCTTCTCTTACCTTGATAGTAAACATAGATTTATAACACAAAATAAAACTAAAGCCATTTGCTCAGAAATTCCTGACGCAATAGCACTTAAATTTACTGGGCAAAGCTATACAAATATTCCCATAGATAGTATACGGCCACCTACTCCATGGGATTTACAAAATACAAAATGGCCGGAAATAAAAAACTACCTACTGGAGGCAAAAGATGAATGTCATGAAATTGCTGTGGAGTCTAATTAATGGTAAAAAGTTTAACACAGGAACATTAGTAATTTTAGCAGTTATGGTGTTTCAATCAATTGGAATAGATAAAGATACGGCTACACAAATAGCCACAAATATAATGCTCGGAATAGGTGGGCTATTAACATTAGTTGGATATGTACATAGAATTATTAAAAGTAAAGATCAAAAAAAGGAGTAAGTATGTTACAAAAGAAAAAATCGATAGGTAACAAAAGTAAAGTTGAAAAAGTAATGCATGAATTCAAAGACGGTTCTTTGCATAGTGGAAGCAAAAAAGGTCCACAGGTTACCAATAGAAAACAGGCGATTGCTATAGCATTAAGTGAAGCTAAGAAAGCGGCAGGAAGGAAATGATATGGGTAAATTAAAATACGTAAACATGGATAAGCCAATGTCAATACAGATAAAATCAGAATCTCCTGATACTATTATTGATAAATTTGAAAAGAAAAAATTAATGGAAATAGAAAAAATGAAACCAAAAAAAGACTACTTAACAGAAAAGATAAAAACTCTTAAGTCATGAAAATGGCCTGTTTAATTCCTGCTCGTGGTGGTAGTAAAGCTATACCTAAGAAGAACATTAAGGATTTTTGTGGTATGGCTTTACTTTATTGGTCAATATTACAAGCACAAAAAAGCAATTGTTTTGAAGAAGAGATATATGTTTCATCTGATAGTGAAGAGATTTTGCATATAGCACAGCAATATAATGCTAAAATAATTAAGCGACCCGATAACATATCTAACGATACATCTCCCATGATTAACGTAATACG